AAGCGCACAAAAGGGCGTTCCCACAACCGGACGCCCGCCATGCCCGCCTCCGACCCCCTGTTCGAAACCGCCCTGCGAACCGTCCTCGAACACGAGGGCGGGTACTCCAACGACGCGAACGATTCCGGCGGCCCGACGAATTTCGGCGTTTCCCTCCGCTTCGCGCTGACCGTCGGCGACGCCGACGGCGACGGGCGCCTCGACCTCGATCTCGACCATGACGGCGACGTGGACGGCGACGACATCCGTTTGATGACCCGCGAAGAAGCCGCCCGCGTCTACCGGTCTCAGTGGTGGGACCGATACGGCTACGGTCGNNNNGTCTTCGACTTGGCGGTCAACGCGGGATCCGTGCAGGCTCACAAGATCCTCCAGCGCGCCGTCCGCGCGGCGGGCGGTCCCGTCCTCGTCGACGACGGGACGCTCGGCCCCAAGACGCTGGCCGCCGTCGGCGACGCCCCCGCTCGTGATCTGGTGGTCGCGCTCCGTTCGGAGGCGGCGGGATTTTACCGCGCCCTGGTCGCGACCAAACCCTCCCTCTCCAAGTTCCTGGTCGGTTGGCTCAACCGCGCCTATTCGTGAGGAGACGATCCCATGTTCGCCGCGTTGCTCGCGAAAATCGGTCTTCCCGTGTTGACGAATGTCGTCGGCGCCGCGCTCGGCCTGATCGACACCCCCGTCACTCAAGCGGCGTCCGCCGCGCTCAAAGAGGTTTCAACGGCGGTCGACGACGGTCGCGTCACTCCCGAGGCGATCGCCGAGGCGAACCGCCACATTGAGGCGATGGCGGAATTGGACAGCGGCGATTATCGGACGGCGTTGACCGAGGTCAACGCGACCGCCCGCGCCGAGGTCGCCTCCAACGACCCCTACGTGCGCCGGATGCGTCCGACCTTCGGCTACATCATCGCGATCACCTTCGGTCTGCAAATGCTCGCGGTGTCCTACGCCGTCGTTTTCGACCCGTCCCGCGCGGGCGCCCTCATCTCGTCGCTCTCCGACTTAACAGCCTTGTGGGGAGTCGGTTTGTCGGTGCTCGGCGTCTACGTCTACCGCCGCTCGGGCGAAAAACTCGCCGCGGCGACGGAAACGCCCGTTTCCGGCGCGGCGGGATTGGTCGCCCGCGCCTTCGCCGCGCTCAAGAAGTGAAGTCATGCCGGACGACGCGGATTGGGCCGCCGACATCGCGGAACGGGAACGGGCGGAGTTGATCGCGGCGCGCCGTTTCCGGCCCGCGACCGGCGGGTCGTCCGGCGTCTGTATCGAATGCGGCGAACCGATCGAACCGGCACGGCCCGCCGTCCTTCCCCACGCCCGGAAATGCGCCCATTGCGCGGGAGCGAGGCCCCATGAATGAGATCGGCGCCGCCTTGCAGCCCTGGGGGTGGGCGTTGTCGCTGGCGCTCGCGGCGCTCGTCGCCTGGGTCGGTTGGTCGCTCCCTCGGCGTTTCGCGACGGTGGAGGCCCTGGCGCTGGCGGTCGACGCGCGGCGCGAAGGGGACGCCAAGCTGACCAAGGCGATCGACGACGTGATCGCGCGGGTCGAAAGGGTCGAGATAGTCGTCAAAACCCTCCCCTCGTTCGAACAGATCCACAAATTGGATGTGTCGCTCGAACGCATGTCCGGACGTCTCGATTCCACCAACACCCGCTTGGACGGGTTCGGCGACCTCCTGCGCCGCACGGAGGGGCAAGTCGACCGCCTCGCCGAAATCATCGCCGACGCCGGAAGGAAATCCGCATGACCCCCGCCGATCTCGCCGCCGCCTTCGAGCATCATTTGCGCCTTTCGGTTCTCCGCGCGCTCGCCGACGCGCCCGGCTTGACGCTCAACGAGAGCGTATTGACGGATTACCTGCCGACGCTCGGCCTCACCCCCTCACGCGATCGAATTCGCGGCGCGCTGGCATGGTTGGCCGAACAGGGGCTGATCGCGCCGATCGAGGACGAGAGCTTGATGGTCGCGCGGCTGACCGGGCGCGGCGAGGACGTGGCGCGGGGGCGGGCGACGCACCCCGGCGTCAAGCGCCCGTCCGCCGACAGCATCATGCGCGGCGCCGCGCTCTCCGCCGCCTCCCTGCTCGGGTGACCCATGGCCCACCCCCCCGAACGCCGCGCCGATCTCCGGCGCGTCTATGTCTACGATCGTTTGAGCTTGGAGGCCGCCGCCGACAAGATCGGCGTGCCGCTCGGCACCGCCCGGCGCTGGAAAGGCGACGCCGAGAACGCCGGCGACGACTGGGAGCGTGCGCGCGCCGCCGCCTCCCTGTCGTCGGCGGGCGCCGGGGCCGTCGCCCAGGTGGTTCTGGCCGACTTTCTGACGCTCCATTCCGCCGTGACCGAGGAGGTCCGCAACGCGACCGACGCCTCCGCGCTGGCCAAGGCGGAAGCCTTGTCGCGTCTGGCCGACGCCTTCACGAAAACGATGGCGGCGGTCGCCAAGGCCGCGCCTGAACTCGGACGCTACGCCGTCGCGACCGAGTTGCTGGCGGATCTCGCCCGCTTCCTGCCCGAGCGCTACCCCGAGGCGGCGGAGGCGATGAAGGAGGCGTTCGAACCCTTCGGCGTCTTCGTCGCCGAGAAATACGGATCATGACCCTCCGCGGCCCCCGGCCCGTCAAACGCGAGGCGTTTCTGGCGGGCATCGCCGAGATCGCGGCGGCGTTCAAGGCGCGGATCGAGGCGGAAGTCGACGGGTTCCCCGCCGACCCCGCCGCCGCGAAAGCGCGCCGGACGCGGGCGGAAAAGGACTTCGCCTTCTTTTGCCGCGCCTACTTCCCGCATCACGTTCGGGGGAATCCGTCGGTCTTTCACACCTGGTTGTTTGACACGCTGCCCGGAATCGTCGCGGAACCGGAGGGCGTGCGGCTGGTCATCGCCGCGCCGCGCGGCAACGCCAAAACCACCTACGTCTCGCAACTGTTCGTGTTGTGGTGCGTGCTCACCGGTCGCAAACGTTATCCTTTTTTGCTGTCCGACAGCACCGACCAAGCTTGCGGCGTCTTGGAAGGCGTCAAGGCCGAGTTGGAGGTCAATCGGCGTTTGGCCCAGGATTGGCCCGACGCGACCGGCCAAGGGCCGACGTGGCAAGTCGGCGTGATCGTCACGCGCGGCGGCGCCAAGATCGAGGCGGGTGGTTCCGGTCGTCGCTTGCGCGGTCGACGCCACGGCGCTCATCGCCCGGATCTGGTGATCTGCGACGACCTCGAAAACGACGAAAACGTCCGCACGCCGGAACAACGCGACAAGTTGGAGGCCTGGGTCGACAAGGCGGTCGAACCGTTGGGACCGCCGGACGGGTCGATGGACCTGATTTATGTCGGCACGATCCTGCATTACGACGCGGTGTTGTCGCGCAAGCTGAAGAATCCGCTTTGGCGCCACAAGGTGTTCCGGGCGATCATCCGCCCCTCGGCCCACCCCGATTTGTGGGAGGCGTGGGAGGCGGAACTGCGCAACAACGGCGAGGCCGCCGCCGACGCGTTTTACGCCCAAGCCAAGGCCGATATGGACGAGGGGGCCGAGGTGCTGTGGCCCGCCGTCCAGCCGCTCGTGCGGTTGATGAAGATCAAGATCCGCATCGGACAGGCGGCGTTCGACAGCGAGTATCTCAACGATCCCGTCAATCAGGCCGACGCGCTGTTCGGAACCGTGTTGTTTTGGGCCGAACCGAAACGGACGTGGATCCACTTCGGCGCCGTCGATCCCTCGCTCGGCAAGGAGAACAAGGGGCGCGACCCCTCGGCTATCCTGGTCGGCGCGCTCGATCGCGAGACGGGCGTTCTCGACGTGGTCGAGGCGTCGATCCGTCGGCGCGTGCCGGACCGGATCATTGAGGACGTCATCGCGGCGCAAGCCGAATATCGGTGTCTGCGTTGGGGCATCGAGACGGTGCAGTTCCAAGCGTTCCTCATGTCGGAAGTGATCAAGCGCTCGGCGGCGCGCGGCATCCCCGTGCCGGCGGTCGGGATCACGCATTTATATCCCAAGGAACTGCGGATCGAGAGTTTGCAGCCGCACGTCGTCAACGGCCTGATCCGCTTCCGAGCCGATCAAACCGAACTCCTGGCCCAGTTGCGCCACTATCCCCACGCCGATCACGACGACGGTCCCGACGCCCTGGAAATGCTGTGGCGCACCGCCCTCGGCGGAGCGGGCGACGGGAAGATCCTATCGGGGGGGCGGCGCACCATGAGCGGCGGACGCGGCGGCATGTTGGGATCCTATGTCGGTGGAGGTTTCGGATGACGACGACGGTGAAACCGCCCGTCGAGATGATCGCGACGGGGCGCAACGACACCTTCATTCCGGTGTTCGGCGGCCTATTGCGCCCCCAGGACGACGTCCTGATCCGCCACGGCGGCGGGTTGGGCTTGCGGATTTACGACGAGTTGGAGCGCGACCCCCGCGTGCTGGCCGTCACCCGCAAACGCAAGCTGGCCGTCGTCGCGCGGGCCTGGACCGTCGACCCGGCGGACGGAAGCCGCGCGGCGCGCAAGGCCGCCGATCTGGTCAAGCGCGCGCTGGCGGGATTCGACTTCGATCGCCTGACCGAGGATCTGCTCGACGCGGTGATGAAGGGCTTCGCCGTCGCCGAGGTGATGTGGGAGGCGCGAGGCGCGGAGTTCATGCCGGTCGCGATCGAGCCGCGCGACCAGCGCCGGTTCGTCTTCGACGTCGAGCGGCGTTTGCGCCTCCTCACCCCCGACCATCCGTCCGACGGCATCGAATTGCCGGACCGCAAGTTCGTCATCCACCGATGCGGCGACAAAACCGGCGATCCTTACGGCTTGGGGCTGGGGAGCGCGCTGTTTTGGCCGTGCTGGTTCAAACGCCAAGGGGCGGCGTTTTGGGCGACCTACACCGAGCGTTTCGGCTCGCCGACCCCCGTGGCGAAGGTCGACGACATGTCCGACGACGACAAGCGCCGGAAGATGTTGGACCAACTCCTCAACCTCGCCAACGAGAACGCGTTGGTGGTGAACAAGGGGTGGGAGGTCGAATTTCTGGAGGCCGCGCGATCCGGCGGGGTCACCTATCCCGATTTCGTCCGGTACTGGGACGACAAGATCTCCGAGGCGGTGTTGGGGGAGACGCTGACCACCAACATCGGCGACACCGGATCGCGCGCCGCGTCCGACACCCACAACGACGTTCGCCGCGAGTTGACCACCGCCGACGCCGATCTGTTGTGCGGCGCGCTCAACGCCGGCCTCGTCCGCTGGATCGTCGACGTGAATCTGCCGGGCGCCCCGTATCCGACGATTTGGCGCCCGGATCCCGAGTTGGATATCGAGGCCGACGCGGCGCGCTCGCGAAAGCGCGCCGCCGTGACCGAGGCGGCGGGTCTCGTCCAAGCGGTCCGCGCCATCGGATTCGTGAGCGCCGATCCCTCCGCCGATCTTGTCGCCCAGGCCGACGGTCAATGGTTGCCGGCGCCGGTCGCCCCGCCGCCCACGTTCGCCGCGGCGCCGGCCCCTCGCGACGATATCGACGACATGGTCGACCAACTCGACGCGGCGGCGGGGCCGGCCATGGACGCGATGATCGACACGATCCGCGCGCTGCTCGACGACTGCGGATCGTTGGACGAGTTCGCGCATCGCCTCGCCGCGTCGGCGCCGGATCTCGACGGACGCGACCTCGCGGCGATCGTCGAAAACGCGCTCGTCGCCGCCGATCTCGGCGGGCGGGTCGCGATCGCCGAGGGGACGACCGCGTGATCATCGTCATCAACAACGCCCCCGCCTCGGAAAGAGGCGGGGGCCGGGTCGAGCCAACGACCCGAACCGCGAGTGGACGCTCGCACCTCGCCGGCCGATCGCGCCGGTTCGGTCCCGTCACCCGTGCACCGGGCGGGGCGAACATACAGATGTGTTTTCATGGAGGATATCCGTTGCGCGTGCGGACGCCTGTTGTTCCGCGCGGAACTCACCCCACCGTCGACGATCGCCGTCAAATGCGCCCGTTGCGGAACGCTTTTCACCTTGAGCGCCAAGAACGCCGAAACAATCGAACGCCCCGGAGCGTCCAATGGAGATGGACACTCTTGGAACACAAACACGACGGACTGACGAGCGTCGGTTCGCGGGACTACATCCGCGCCGAGGATCGATCCGTGATCGGCTTCGGAGACGAGCGGTTCCGCGTTCGCGTCATACCGCGATCCCTGGCGGTCGAGACGATCATCAAGCATCATTACTCGGGCCGCGTGGTCAACAACAGCTACGTTCACCTGGGGGTATTTCTCGACGACGCCTTCGTCGGCGCCCTCCAATTCGGCTACGCCCTCAATCCCGCGAGCGGCGGGCGGATCGTGCCGGGTACGCCGAACAAGGGGTATCTGGAGCTGAATCGGATGTGGATCGACGACTCGGTCCCGCGAAACGGCGAAACGATGGCCCTGGCCTTCGCCGTTCGTTTCGTTCGCGCCCGTCACCCCGGCGTCGCCTGGATCCAGTCCTTCGCCGACGAGCGGTGCGGTCGTTGGGGCGCCGTGTACCAAGCGGCGTCCTTCCTCTATTGCGGCTTCCACTGGACGGATTTCTGGTTGATCGACGGCGTCTGGTATCACGACATGCTGCTGACCGCCCACAAGAAGGGCGGAGGCCGGGGGCGTTTTCTGCGCGCGAACCTTCATCGCGCGACCCGGCACCGTTTCCGCCAGTTCCGATACATCCGACCGCTCAAGCCCGCCGCCCGGCGCGGTTTGACGCTGCCGGTTCTCCCGTACCCGAAACCGGGGACCGGCCCATGACGCTCCCCTTCGACGAGGCGATCGCCCATTTCCGCTCCAAGGTCTCGGTCCCCTCGCGGACCTGGACCGATCTGCGCGAGGGGGCGCACGCCCGATCCTTCACGGTCGCGGGGGCGACGACGACGGCCCTGGTCGAGGACTTCCGCTCGGCGGTCGATCGCGCGATCGCCGAGGGCCGGACGCTGACCGACTTCCGCAAGGACTTCGACCGGATCGTCAAAACGCACGGGTGGTCGTACAAGGGCGGACGAGGCTGGCGCTCGGCGGTGATCTACAACACCGGCCTGCGCACCGCGCGCGCCGCGGGCCGCTGGGCCCAGATCGAGCGGTTGTCGAAAGATCGCCCGTGGGTGCGATACTCGGCGATTCTCGACGCGCGGACCCGTCCCGAACACCGGGAATGGAACGGCACCATCCTGCGCTGGGATGATCCGTGGTGGCGGACGCACAGCCCGCCCAACGGCTGGAACTGCCGGTGCGATCTTCAAAGCCTGTCCGACGCCGATCTCAAACGGTACGGCTGGACGCCGACGGTCGATCCCCCGGACATCGAATGGGAGACCCGCACCGTCAAATTGGCCGACGGAAGCACCGAGACCTGGGACACGCCCAAGGGCGTCGACACCGGGTTCGGATATTCGGTCGGTCGGTCCTGGTTGCGCGGCGCGGTCCCGCCCGAGTTGGCGAATCCTCTGCCGCCCCTCGATCCGGCGGGGTCGGCGAAACCCGCCGATCTCCCGCCGCTTCCTCCGCCGAGAAAGATCGACGCCGGCGCGATCCTGCCGGAGGGTCTTCGCCCGGAGGATTACGCCGACGCGTTCCTGGGGGTGTTCGGCGCGTCGGTCGGTCGGCCCGCCGCCTTTCGCGACGCCGCGGGGCATTTGATCGGCGTCGGCGCGGAATTGTTCCAACGCCGCGACGGCTCATGGAAGATCGACCAGCAGGGACGCTATCGCTTTCTGGCCGTTCTGGCCGAGGCGCTCAAGGATCCCGACGAGATCTGGTTGGACTGGACGACGGACGACAAGGGAAACCCCATCCTCGCGCGGCGATACCTCGCGGCGCTGGATCTGCCGCGTCTATCACGAAAGGAGAAGGGCGAAGGTCTCTTCGCGATGCTGGAATGGACCCGCGTCGGATGGAGCGGCGTGACGGTTTTCCAAGCGCGCCGTCCCGGTTACCTGGAGGACCAGCGTCGCGGCGTCCTGATTTTTCGGCGGAGAGCGGAGTGACGGCGGCGGCTCCCCCACCGTCGTCACGACCACGAACATCTGAAGGCCGGGGGCACCCGTCCGTGATCGTCGAAACCGATCATAGCGTGTTTTCACTCCCGCGTCGACGACGCCGAAAAAACGACGCGCGTTCGTTCGCGACGGCGGGAGCGTCAATCCCCCGCCCGGCCCGCTCATCGCGACACCGCCCCCGTCAAACCACCGTCAAACGCGGTGATTTCACGCGGGTCTCCGAACGGATCTTGACCGGCGTTCGAACGGGGTGTCGGATGATCGGTGTCTCCCACCTCGAAAACGAGTGACGCGGAAGCCGTTCCGCGAAGACGGAGGCGCGCGTTCGGTGTGATGTGGCGCCGGTTCCCACGAGCGACGCCCCCCGACATGGCCGACGACATCGAAATTCAGATCTTCAAGCCCGGCACGCACGTTTCGACGGCGGGCGACGAGATCACCTTTTCCGCCGACGACGTTCGGCGGATGGCGACGGCCTATGATCCGGCGACGCACGAGGCGCCGGTTTGCGTGGGCCACCCCAAACTCGACGCGCCCGCTTACGGTTGGGTGTCGAGCCTGCGCGTCGGCGACGACGGCGCGTTGTTCGCGCGGTTGTCGCAGGTCGATCCGGCCTTCGCCGGCCTGGTCAAGGACGGGCGCTACAAGAAGGTCTCCGCCGCCTTCTTCGCCCGCCCCTCGAACGACGAGCCGTGGCGCCTGCGTCACGTCGGTTTTTTGGGTGCCGCCGCGCCCGCCGTTCAGGGGCTGAGGCCCGCGACCTTCGCCGCCGGCGAGACCGTCGAGTTCGCCGGCGGCGCGGGCGAGACGCCGGCTCCGACCCCCGATTTCGCCGCGCCCCCACCCCCCCCGAAATTGGAGACTCCTCCCATGCCCACCCCCCCGGTCGCGCCCGACGCGGCCCGTGAGGCCGAACTCGCCAAGCGAGAGGCCGAGATCGCCAGACGCGAGGGCGCGCTGCGCGACGCCGAGTTCGCGTCGGCGATCGACGCGTTGATCGCCGACGGGCGCGTCCATCCGTCCGAAAAAGATGCCCTGGTCGCATTCGCGTCCCGGCTCGACGGCGGCGCGGTGTCCTTCGCCGCCCCCGACGGAGCCGCCCGATCGACGACGCTGCCCGCCGAGTTCGCGGCGATCTTGAGCGCCCGCCCGCGCGTCGTCGAGCCGGGCGTCGTCGCCCCGCCGGGGCCGGTCGATCCCGCCCCGACCTTCGCCGCCGCGCCCGGTTACGCGGTCGATCCCGATCGCGCCGCCCTCCACGCCAAGGCGCTCGCCCATCAGGCGGCGCATCCCGGCGTGAGTTACGCCGACGCGCTGCGCGCGATCGGCGCTTGAGGAGAAACACATGTCCAAACAGGCGTTGAGTGTTTTCAGCCCCTCGGTCAGGGCCTCGGGCGCGGTCGTCGCCTATCGGTGCGTCGGTTTCGACGGCGCTCAAATTTCGACCGCCGGCGCCAAGGTGATGGGCGTCGCGGAGTATGGGGCCGACGACGGGCAACTGGTCCCGGTCGTCGTCGTCGGCACCGCGACCGTCGAAACGGGCGCGGCGGTCGATGTGGGCGACAGCCTGATCGTCGACGCCGAGGGGCGGGCCATCCCGACGACGGGAGCGCTCGCCGTCAAGGCGGGCGCGACGGCGGTCCTCTCGACCGCCGCCTCCGGCGTGATCCTGGCCGGAGCGGAGTTGCCCGAGTTCGTTTTCGCCGACGCGCTGGAGGCGGCCGCCGGCGCGGGCGCCTTCATCGAAGTCCTCCTTCGTCGATAAGGACAAACCCATGGCTCCGCTCAATTCCAGTTCCGTTCGGGTCGTCGACCCGATTTTGACCAGCGTCGTTCAGGGGTATAGGCAGGCCACGTTCGTCGGCTCGAACCTCTTTCCAACCGTTCCCGTCGCCGTCGCGGGCGGCAAGATCCTGAAGTTCGGGCCGGAGGGGTTCCAACTTTACAACGCCCGACGCGCGCCGGGCGGCGCCACCAATCGCGTCCAGTTTGGATACGAGGCCGGGGGCTACGCGCTTGAGCAGGATCGGCTTGAGGGCAAGGTGCCGCGCGAGTGGCTGCGCGATGCCGCCGCCGCGCCGGGCATCGACCTCGGCACCCGCGCCGTCAACATGGTGATGCGCATCGTCACCTTGTCGCTGGAGACGCAACAGGCCACGCTCGCCCTCAATCCCGGAAATTACGCCGCCGACCACAAGGCGGCCCTGGCGGCCGGCACCAAGTGGTCGACCGACACCGGCAAGCCGGTCACCGACATCAAGAACGCCAAGGAGACCGTCCGATCGACGACCGGCATGGAGCCGAACACGTTGATACTCTCGCCTTCCGCCTGGAGCGCGGCGTCGGAGAACCCGCAAGTGTTGGAGCGGCGAAAGTACGTCGAGAAGGGGCCGGTCACGTTGGCGGAGTTCGCGGCGATGGCCGAGGTCGAGCGCGTGGCGGTCGGCAAGGCGGTCTACCACGACGGAGAGCGCTTCCGGGACGTTTGGGGCAACGCGGCGGTGTTGGCCTACGCGCCTTTCGCCCCGTCGGGACAGGAGGAGCCGTCCTACGGCTACACCTACACCATGACCGGACATCCGATGGTCGAGCCGGCCTATTACGACAACAACGCGGCCTCGTGGATCTATCCCACCACCTTCGAACGCGCGCCCGTCCTGACCGGCGAGGCGGCGGGTTTCCTCTTCACCAACTGCAAGTGAGGGGGCGATGTACGCGACCGTCGCCGATCTGATCGCGCGCGTCGGCGAGACGGAGATCATCCGTCTCACCGACCGGGCCGATCCGCCGTCGGGCGCGATCGGCGTCGCGGTGGCCGAGGACGCGTTGACGGCGGCGACGGCGGAAGTCGACGGGTACCTCTCGACGCGGATGACGGTGCCGCTGTCGCCCACGCCGCGATTGATCCGCGACCTGACCGTCACCCTGGCGTGGGCGCGGCTGTGGACGATCGATCGTCCGGAGACGTTGCAAAAGGATCGGGAGGCCGCCCTCGCCACCTTGCGGGCCTTGGCCGACGGATCGGTGTCGTTGGGGATCCCCAACCCGCCGCCGACGACGACCGGCGGACCGCTCGCCGCCTCCTCGACCCGCGTCTTTTACGACCGCTCGATGCGCGGTCAAGGAGGGTGGTTGCGATGACCGGCGCCCCCTCCCACGACGGTTTCGCCGTCGCCGTCACGATCGACGATACCCGTGTTCGCGAGGCGCTGGCGGCGCTGGTCGTCGCGGCGGGCGACATGCGCCGCGCCTTCGACGATATCGGCGCGTCGCTCACCGTTTCCACCCAAGAGCGGTTCGCGAGAGAGACCGATCCCTCGGGGGGCGCGTGGAAGCCGCTTTCCCCCGCGACGATCCTCGCCCGGTTGCATCGGCGTTTCGGCTCCGACCTTCGCACCAAGAAGGGCGAGTACCGCAAGCCGGTCGCCCGCGAACTGGGGGGAATGAAGATCCTGCAAGACGCCGGGCACCTGCGCGGCGGTATCCACCATGTCGCCTCCGCCGACGGCGTCGATGTCGGTTCGGATCGGGTCTACGCCCGGATCCAACAATTCGGCGGACAGGCCGGGCGGGGCCGCAAGGTCACCATCCCCGCCCGCCCGTTCCTGGGGCTGTCGCCCGACGACGAGACGATGATCGTCGACACGTTGCGCCGCCATTGGGAACGCGCCGTGGGAGTCGGGACATGATCGCCGCGGCCGTCGCCCGCCTGAAGACGATCCGCGAGGCGCGCATCGTCGAGGGCGCCGCCGGTTTGGCGGCGGTCGGATCGGTTTCGGCGGCGCCCGCGCTGCATGTCCTGCCGCTGGGGGAGACCGCGAGGCCGGGCGCGTACATCACGGACGTCGTCCAGGCGACGACGATGGAGATCGGCGTCCACATCGTGTTGCGCGGCGCCGACATCGACGCGTTGGAGACGTGGCGCGATCGGTCGATCGCGGCCCTGGTCGGGTGGACGCCGGATCCGACGACCGGAGCGGCGGTCGAGTACGCCGGTTTCATGTTGGTTGATTTCGCGCCGGCCGAGGGTCGGTGGCTGTTTCGATTCCGCGTCGATCGTCGGATCACGCGTCAAAGAGGGGAGTGAGTACCATGGCCGGTGCCTTGACGCCGCTATATTGGGCGAAAACGACGATCCTGGCGAAGATCGAGGAGAAGTACGGTGAGGACGCCGCGCCCGGCGGGGCGGCGGCGCTGCGCATCAAAAACGCCGATTTGACGCCGCTCGCCGCGTCGACCATCGACCGGGCGTTCGTGCGGCCCTCCATGGGCGCCTCGTCCAAATCCCACGTCGACGTGCGGCGTCAAATCAAGTTCGGCTGCGAGTTCGCGGGGAGCGGCGCGGCGGGCGCGCCGCCGGGATACGGCCCGATCCTGCGGGCCTGCGCCTTGTCGGAGACGGTTCGCACCGCCGCGCAGGGCGTCCAGGCGTCCCCCGGCACGCCCGCCGTCGGCAACGTCGGGGCGCTGACCTACGTGACGACGCCGTACACCGGTCGCGTCGCGCGGACCGCGACCGTCACTTGCGCGACGGCGGGCGCGTCCGGCGTCGCCAAGGTCTCCATCGCCTCGCCGGCGACGGACGGCGCGGCGGCGATCGACCTCCACGACGTGACCGTCACCGACGGCGCTCCCCTCGCTCTCGGTCCCGACGCCTCCGTCACGCCGACGATCGTTCATGACTTGGCCGTCGGCGACGCCTGGACGATCCAACTCACCCCGGCGTGCGTGATCTACCGTCCGCGATCGGAGGGCTTCGAGAGCGCGTCGCTGTATTTCTACCGCGACGGGCACCTCTACAAGGCGGCGGGATCGCGGGGCACGGCGACCTTCGCGATCAAAGAGAAAGACGTGCCGCTGATTTCCTTCGACCTTCAGGGGCTGTGGGAGGGGGTGACGGCGAACGCGACCCCGGTACCGTCGCCCCAGGGGTTCGAACTCGGCCTTCCGGTGTCGATGGTCAACACCCCGGTCGCGCGCCTCTTCGGCGTCGACGTGGTTTTGAAGACGTTCGAGTTGAACCTGAACAACAAGATCGTGTCGACCGACCGGCCCAATCTGCGCGAGGTGCGGATCACCGATCACCCGATTTCCGGTTCGATCTCGTTCCAATACCCGCGCCTCGCCGACTTCGACATCGAGGGCGCGGCCCATGACGACATGATCGGCGCGTTTCGTTTGGTTCACGGCACGACGGGCGGCGCCACGGTCGAGATCGCGGGCGCCCAGGTGCAGATCACCGAGCCGAAGATGAGCGACGACGACGGCATCGTGTCGTGCGACGCCACCTTGACCTTCATCCCCTCCGACGCGGGCGACGACGACGTGTCGATCGTCGTCCGCTGACGCTTTCAACCATCGACGAGGAAACCCCCGATGTTCATTTTGCGCGACGAGCCGACGTTCAAACAAAAGGTCCGCATCCAGGATCCGACGATGAAAGCCTTTCACAAAACGAGCGTCGAGATCGAGGTGGAGTACCTCGTCGCCTCGCCGGAGACGATCACCGACGCGGTGGAGGCGGCCCTCGCCGCGCGTCGAACCGGCGAGGGCAAGGTCGAGGACGCGGTGCTGATCCTCGCGGGATCCGGGCCGGGCGAGGGCGTGGTGCGCGGCTGGTCCGGCATCAAGATCGACGACAAGGACGGCGAGGACTTCCCGTTCAGCGACGAGAATCTGCGTCGCCTGATCAACATCCCCTATGTCCGTTCCGCGATCCTTGATGGCTATTTCGAGGGCGTCAACGGCAAGGCCCGCCGGGGAAACTGATCGCCGTCGCGCGGGCTTGGGCCTCGGGCGCCCCGGCCCGCCCGCGCGGCGCCGAGAACCGCGACGAGGCCGAGGCGTTTTTCGGTCTCGACGCGGTCGAAACGCCGGACGAACCGGACGACGACGTTTCCGTCTGGTCAGCCAACTGGCCGGTGTTCCGGCTGTTCACGGCGCTCGGCACGCAATGGTCCCGCGCGGGTTTGAACGGAGCGCTCGCCGGCTTGCGATACGAGGCGATCGGACCGACGGCGCGGATGATCGGCGTCCGCGTAACCCCCGAGATGTTCGAGGATTTGCGGATCATGGAGGCGGAGGCCCTCACCGTCTTCGGTGAGCGCGCCGAACGGGAGACGAAACGTTGAGCGGCGCCATGGAACTCGTGTTGCGGATCAAGGCGGACGGCGCGGCTGAGGTGGTCGGGGCCGCCCGCCAAGTCTCGTCCGCGCTCGACGACATGGGCGAGGCCGGAGCCGCGTCCGGCGCCCGGAGCGCGACGGGATCCCGCGCCGCGGTGGTCGCCTTGACCGAAACGGCGACCGCCGCCCGAACCGCCGTTCCGGCCATGACCGACATGGGCGAGGCCGGAACGACGGCGGCGAACGAGGTCGCCGCGGCGGGGCGGACGCTCGCGGCGCTGATCGCGGCGACGCGCACGCCGGTCGAGGCCTTGACGACCGATTTGCGCGAGTTGGAGGCGCTGAAACCCTTCGCGCGCACCGCCGAGGAGGCGCTGGCGCTGGAACGCGCGCTGGCCCGCACCCGAAGCGCGTTGCGTGAGACCGACGCCGCCGCCGCGACCGCCGCGAAGGGCGGCATCAAGCTCGCGGCATACGAGATGACCAATCTCGGTTATCAAGTCACCGACGCGGCGACGCAGCTGGCGGGCGGCGGATCGCCCTTCTTGATTTTGATGCAGCAGGGGCCGCAAGCCGTCGGCGCCGTCGGCGGCGTCTCGCGGGCGATGACGCTGCTGCTCTCGCCGGTGACTCTGTTGGTCGCGGGGATCGGCGCGACGGTCGGCGCGTTCGCGCTGTTGTCGGCGCGAGCGGAGGCGGCGGATCGGATTTTGGGTCGCGCCGCCCTTTCGTTACGCGCCACCGGGCAGGCCGCCGCCGCGTCGGTCGCCGACCTCGCCGCGCTGATCGACAAGGCCGCCGGAACGATGGGGCGGGATCAGGCCGAGGCCGCCGTCCAGTCCCTATCCCGCATTCGTCCGCTCACCAATCAATTGCGGACCGATATCCTGGACATCGCGCCCGCGTGGGGCCGAGCTTTCGGGAAGGACGCCGCCGACGCCGCGACCGAACTCGGCGAGGCGCTCGCCAAGCCCGGCGAGGGCGCCAAAAAATACGGCGAGGCCCTCAACCTCCTGACGCCGGCTCAGGAGGAGGCGATCACGCGCATGGAGCGGCAAGGCCGCTCCGCCGACGCGCAACGCGCGCTGATGGACGCGCTGAACGCCCGCATGCGCGACCTCGCCGACGACGGACTGACCAAGACGGAAAAGGGGACCCGATCCCTGGGCGCGGCCTGGGACAAGCTGATGACCAGCCTGTCGAACACGTCGACGATACGCGTCGCCCGCGACGCGCTCGCCGGGTTCATGTCCGGGTTGGCCAGGATGGTCGAGGGAGCGTCGACCGAGGAGACGGCGCTCACGACCCTTCAGAGCGCGCGGAAAAACCTCGCGGACGCAGAAAAGAAAGATCCAGGCGGAGATTTCACCGATCTCGGCCGGCTGCGGGAAGAGGTGCGGCTCGCCGGAGAAGCGTTCGACGAACTCCAAAAGAAACGCGAGGCCGCGAAGGCCCCTTCCGCGACCGGCGGCCCCGGCGGAACGTCTTCCGCGCCCGACGCGGGCGACGCCGATCAAATCCGCCGGGCGACGGAGGCGACGCGGGCGCTCTTGTCCGTCCAGGAGCAACGCAAACAGATCGAGGATCAACTGCGCGCCCTTGAGGGACGCAAGGCCGCTCTCGACGGCGGCGCCGTCGCTCAGAGCGCGGACGAATATAATAATCTGTCGGGGGCCATCCACGAGGCCCGGTCGGCTCTGGAGACGTTGCGGACTCCTCAAGAGGAGGCGGCGCGGAGAGCGAAGGAGGAAGCCGACCTCGCCAATACGGGCACTCTGGCCCTGGTGAAAAAGCGAGCGGCGTATCAAGCTCTCGAAGAGGCGAAATCTTCCCATATCGGCGGCACGAACGCGGACGGAACACCCGACGCGGAACGTCAAGAATACATCGAACAGCGTGTCGCCGCCGCCGTCAACGAAGCCTCCCGCGCCTACTCCGACAACGCGCGGGTGATGGACGCGACCACGCGCGGAACGCTGGCGATCGCGCGGGCGTGGATCGATGGGGAAGCCGCGGCGGCGGGGGTGAGGGCCGCGACCGAGGCGCAGACGCAAGCCCTCACCACCTACGGCGCCTCGGTCTCCGACATCACCCGCCGCCTCCTCGAACAACGCGCGGCGGAGGCGGCGGAAAGTTTGGGCGGGGAGTTGCCGGGATACGCGCGTCAAATCGAAGGCTCGCGGGCCGTCGCGCGAGCTCGGTTGGACGGCGCGGCGGCGGTCCGGGAGGTCGAGGCGACGCAAAAAGCGCTGGACGCGACCGAGACCGCCCGCGTGTTGGCCGCTCGGAGCGGAAACGCCGAGTTGATCGCCGTCGTCGAGGAATTGACGAAACGATACCGCGATTTGACGGTCCAAGAGGTCGAGGCGGAACGTTCCGGCACGTTGAACGCCCGATTGAGCGAGTTGCGCGACGGCAACGACCTGTTGCGAGCCGAGATCCGATTGAGCGACGAACGCGATCCGCGAGCCGTCGCCGAATTGGCGCGATTGCGTGAAATCAACAACCTGAAGCGACAAGGCGTCGACCTCGAACACGGGTTGACCGAGGAACAGCGTCGCCGCCTGGAGGAGGTCGCCGACGCCGCGGTCGAGCGGGCGGCGCTCGAGAAATGGAAGGAGTCCCTTGAGAAGGTCCGGCAAGTCGCGGACGACATCGCGACGGACGTCTCCGGCCTGTTGTGGGACCAGATCACGGATCCCTCAAAGGCGACGAGCGCGCTCGATTTCTTCAAGAATTGGGCGAAGCGGCTGGGGACGGAGTTCCTGAAGCAACAGATTATCCTACCTTTGACGACGCAGATCGTCGGGTCGATGCCGGGGGTGTTCGGGATTCAGGGGTCCGGCTACACGCCGACGACGCAGGCCGGGGCCGCGGCTCAGAACCCCCTGGGCCAGAGCGGGGCCGGCGGCGGGCTGTCGGGGTTGCTCTCGTCCAGCTTCGGGTGGTGGAACCAACCGGTATTGGGCCAAGCCGCCGCGCCGTCGGCGTCGTTCGTCGGGCCGATGCCCGCCGCGACCGGGCTGTTCGGGTTGTCGCCCACCTGGGGCAACATGCTGACGGGCGGCCTGTCGGCGGCTTACGGCATATACGGCCTGGCGAACGCGAAGACGGCCGGACAGTATGTCTCCGGCGGCATCGGGACCGCGACCGGCCTCGCGTCCATGCTTGGGCTTGGCGGCTCATGGCTCGGCCGCGTCGGCGCGATCGGCGGGTCGCTGATCGGGAGCCTGATCGACTCGATTTGGGAGTCCAAGCCGTCCGATAAATACGGTCAGGCGACGCTGAACCTTCAAACCGGCTCGACCACCATCGGCGGCATGGAGGGGAAGAAGTATTCCGCCGAGAACCGTCAGGCGGCGAACGCGTTGGCCCAGTCCGCCTACAG